GCACGAGCTCTTGCGTTTGCGCGGCTACCGGTTTAAGTGGCTCCTGGTCGTTGGCAGCCGTGAAGACATCGCTGCCGGTCACTACCATTCGAAGATTTCGCCGAAAGCTTTTCTGGCGACTGTAGGCGCATTCGAGGTGCGCTACGATTTGCCAATCGTATTTACTGAGACGCCTGAGGCTGGCGCGCGAGAGATCGAACGCTGGTGTTGGTGGGCAGCCCGAGAGGTAGTCGAGAACGCCAACGATCTGCTGCGCGGCAGCAAGGCGGCATCGGCATGAGCGACAAACTCCAGCTCTCCGAGCTGCAGCGCGATAAGCTACTCGCCTTTATCAGCCGCGCCGATACGGTTATTGGCGACGGCCCGTTTGATCCGCAGGAGGAATGGGGCGATTGTGAGATTCGGCCGGCGGGAGAAATTGATGACGGCTCGAGGACGATATTACACGCAGCACCGAAACGGCCGGTATGTCGAACACGACAAGGCCCACCGATATAATCACGGCTACGCAGAATCACCGGCCACACTGGCCCGCCAGTTCGCCGAGGGGCTCGAGCGCACTCGGTTGCGGCTTGAACAGCAACGCGAGGAACTCAGGCATTTGGCCGCGGTACGACGACAGAACCGTTAAAAGCGCGGGTCCGCTACAATCACCCTCCTGAGGCATCAAGCGCGGCAGGATCGCTGCCTGCGCACGCCGCAAAGGGAGTGTCTGTGGATTAAGCCGACAAAGAATACAACACGTATAATTCCAAAAATAACTGAGAGTCGTTCAGGATATCGTTCCAATCTCCTAAGACCTTATGGGATTCATTTTTCATCGTTCTGAAATTTCATTTAAACCTGGACTGCAATGCGACTACTGCAAAAAGATCATCAGCGATTCGCACGATGGCCTTTTTATCTCAGGCTTTGCCGAAGATGGTTTCGATAATCTGCTTCTTGTCTGTCGAAATTGTGATCGTGAGGGCGGTTATTCGCTTCGAGCCTCTGAAACCTTAGAAATCCCAGCTGGACTAGCCCGACTGTGCGCCAATCTAGGGTTAAACATCGAGAAACTATTATGATCACTGGAACTTTTCAGCCTGATAACCCACCAAAGAAGTGGAATGGATCACCCACTAACCTGGAACCTGCGCCCCTAGGTTCCACGAACCCGTAACTGTTAAAGAAACTCTCTCTCGCCAAAACTCGTTTCCACCTCGATCGACCGGCGCTCCTGATATTCCGAGCGCTCTCTTTCGGAGATTGCGTAGAGCGAAGTACGGTCCCGACAGAGCTCAGCAAAGTGTGTAAGCCTGCCTCGCAGCCATTTGACCTGTGGATCATCGGACTCGATACCGGCCCAAGAATCGCACAGCTCGCTGAAAAGCTTGGCGGCCTCAGTCCACAGCTGGTGACAGGCGTTTACTCTGTCGAACTTACGGCTTTCAACCGTGACTGTGACGAAGAGCGACTGCGCCATAGCAGCTAAGGAGAGCACTTCGGTTTGATCAATCGGTTCGCCGGCAGACACACTGGCGCGCAACAAACCCGCATCTGCGAGCAAGCTGGAAGCGAATTCTTGAATGGCAGCGCAGAACATGGGTAATATCGTACACCCGTGGTCGCCCTAATCGAACAAGCATCCGTTCCCGAAGTTGCTTCTATCCCTTTGACGGCGCAAGAACGCGTCCGGCTAGGGCAACTAATTCGCACCATTGAGCGTGGATTGTCGACTTTTTTGGAGGTCGCCAAAGCTCTGGCCGAAGTGCGAAGTGCGAGGCTCTACAGAGGCACCCATGCGGATTTCCAGAGTTGGTGCCGCGAGACGCTCGGACTCGCGAGAAGTTCTGTCGATGGCTTGATCCGTTCCGGTGAAGTCGCACAACTGCTTATCGATTCTGGCGCGAATCTGCCGGCTAACACCAGTGAAGCCGTAGTTCGACCGGTCTCGACGCTGCCTTCGCCCGAGTTACAGGTTCAAACCTGGCGTCTGGTTCAAGCGGTGTCGCCCGAACGCGGTCCGACTCAGCCGCTTGCCAGCAAGGTCGTGCGAACGATCAAGAACGCGATCGAACCGCCGGGAACCAACGGCACCGGGCACAAGCCGCGTAAACGCGAGCACCCCACAAGGGAACAAAGCTTTATTTCTCCTGTCCGCCGTTTGTCAGCTGATAAAGGTTTCGACGCGCATCTGGTGACCTCGCATGTTGAGAAGTTCGCGCAAGCGCTCTCGACCTTCACGGCATGCCGGATCATGGCTGACCGGTGTTTAAGTTGCTGCGATATCCTCTCTAAAAGATTTCCGGAGCTGACCGATGCCTAGTGCTGGACAGCTTAAACGTCTTCGGCGCGTTGAGCGCAGGTCATTACCTGAGGCACTCGCGGCCTATCATGCCGGCCAGCTCAGTGCTCGCACACTGGATTCAATGCTTTACATGCCTCGCGAACAGCAGCAGGCCGAACTGACTCGCCGGCTGAGCGAGGCGCGTCAGCGTGAGGAGAACCATCGAACGGTTGCCACTGCGATCAAGCAGTATGTCGATGACCTCGGGGAGCGGAAAGTTGACCTGATCGAGCTCTCGAAAATCATCAAGAAAGCGTTGGCGGTATGAGCACCACTGAGATTTCGTTCGAGCTGCTGCCGTGGCAACGATCAAAGTTGGTCGAGTTCGTCGATCGATTCGACCGGACATACGGCGATTCATCGTTTAACCCGCAAGACGAGTTCAGTGATGCCGGACTCATCGCCTTGGCGCTGAGAGCGGCGGAACTTCTTGATTTCCGGGGTGAGGCGCTTGAACGGTTCTTTGAGCATGAATTCGCGCTGAGCGGCATTAGCCAAGGCGAGCTGGAAACGATGCTGTCGATCGCCCTGCTGGTTGACGCTGAGCGAAGGGTTCGCTGTGCGGCTGGAGGAAGGAATTAGTGGCGAGTTTTGTTTTCCTAAGAAAGCTAAGAAACAGCAGTCCATGTCGGCATTGAGTTCAACGGCTCGAAATAAAACTGGAAGACCGACCAAGAAAACGCCGGCGCGCTGCCAAGCAATTCTCAAAGGGATCGAATCAGGTTGGCCTTATGTTGTGGCGTGCGCTTCTGCGGGCACCACTTACGAAAGTTTCAGTACGTGGTGTCGTACTGACGAGCATTTTGCGGCACAGGTTGCTATGGCGGAAGCTGTAGCGATCCGTACTAATCTGGAACTGATTCAGGATGCGGCGCGCGATAAAATCTGGCCCGCGGCGGCTTGGCTTTTGGAACGCCGGCATCCCGAACTTTTCTCCAGGCCTGAGGTACAGTTGAATCTGATCCAGCAAAACAACATCAACACTCAGGGATCAAACGGTCACAGCCTTGAATCAATTATCGTTTCGGACCTGGAATTCTTGAAACTACGCGAGCATGAGAATTACAAGCATCGGGCGCATGAACGACAGGCACGCGAGGTCGAAGCTGAAGTTGTTCCGGTCGATCTAAGCGGCACCTTGGCAGTTCAAAGTCATCCAGGCGCCTCCGTGATTAGCGAAACGCAAGCTGAAGCAACACAGCGCAGAGTCAGGAAGGCGGATTCGAAGATCGACGAGCTGTTGCGAACCAAGCAGGCTGGCAACGGTAACGGAGCTTCGCTCGAGTCAACCCCTTCCCAGATGGTGCTCGCGCCGATCGTGATGCCGGCTGAACCCGTGCCGACGCATTGGTGGGCGCAGCTCAGCCAAGGCAGCGGAGAACGTGAGGTTGAACGCGCGACGGCGATCAAGCTTGTTCGGACAATTTTGGCAGATGTGTTTGGCCAATTGCGCTCGCAGAACACTCCGGTGGAATTTGTTCCAGGCGCAGCGATCTTGCTGCGCGATGTGCACTCGGCAATCCAGGCCCTTTGCGGGGCAGATGGCTGGGCTGCGCTGCGCAGGCGCGGGGAGGTTTAGCGGTGGATGCGCCGGGGCGTTATCGAAGGGCGTTGCTGCGATATCTCCGAGGCGAGCTGGCCCGGCTCAAGGATCCTGCGCTCGACGAACGAGTCGCCTCGATTGTGGCCGCATTCGACCAGGCCGAAGCCTCTGGCCACGAGCTGAGTCCGTGGATAATGGGCGCCGCCGAGCAGTTGCAGCGTGAGCTTGCGGAGCGGCAAGCGGAACGCAGCAGGCTGATCGCGGAGCTGGACCGCTGGATTGAGTTCCGAGCCGGCAAGGCGCTGGAGAAGAACTGACTCTGATCGTTTCCACAGAGTGAGCAAACTGTTCAGCACGCGAGCAAAAACTCGCATTTCCGGGGCGAATCGTCTACGCTCCGAAGCGTTGTGGACCAAACGCTTGGGTGAGAAGATCGCTAATCCGCGCTTTCTCAAGGAAGAGCTGCCAGCACTGCGCCGGGCCCAGCGTTCTTTGGCGCGCAAGAAGAAGCGCAGCAATAACCGCAAGAAAGCCAAGTGCAAGGTGGCTCGCATTCACGCTCGGGTGGCCAACTGCCGACGTGAACACCAACACAAAGTTTCCAATGATCTGATTTCTCGCTACGGCAAAGTCGCTGTGGAAAGCTTGAACGTGCAAGGCATGGTCAAGAATCACAGGCTTAGCCGAGCGATTGCCGATGTAGGCTGGTCGGGCTTCATCGACGTACTGACCCACAAAGTTGTGAAGACTGGTGGCGAGGTAAAACAAGTGTCTGCGAACTACACGAGTCAGGAATGCCCGGAGTGCCACGCAATCAAGCCAAAGACGTTGGCTGAACGCGTACACCGTTGCCCCTGTGGATTGGTGATAGATCGGGACCACGCTAGTGCGCTTGTAATCCTTGAGCGTGCTTGGCCTGGAACGGGCCAGTGGAGCGTAACGCCACCAGTAGGTAGCGTGCTCCAAGAAGCTGTCTGCTTTAGCTGACGGAGTGTTCACAGCCTGCTCGCACGCCAGCACTACAAACCATTTGTCGGCTTCGCGTTTAAGCGAGAGCGTCTTGATCGTTCCTTCAACTTCGCGATGAAGGCAAACACGGATCGTGCCGACATGTTGAACCCGCAATCGATTGCATTTAAGCCGGATGCCGTTGCCATGCTTTGGGAAAAGGATCGAGTCGAATCTGTCCGTGGATTTAAACCGCGGATAACCCGGCTCTTGCCCAGCTTTTACCCGGCGAAAGAAATTCTCGAATGCCCGGTCGAGACGGCGCAAGGTGCCATAAGAGCTATTGCAATTGATTGCCGCAAACCAGGAATTAGTTTTGCGTTCATCCACCAACCAGGCGCACTGATCCGAATAGCTGCGCGAGATTTTCCATTCATCCCAGAACCAGCGGCGTTGACCCAGCGCGGAATTATAAAGCCGCCTGTGCGTTTCAAGGGCAATTCCCAGCTCACGCTCTTGGTTGGCGTTGGTCCAAAGACGAAATTTATAGGCTCGAAACACGATCTAACACTATCGGCAATTCCCCCGTCAGCTGAAGCGGACGGTCCCCTTGCCTAAGAATTTATGGCCAGCAACTTTCGCCCGTACTATCCGCGCGTCCAGAACAGACCGCAAACCGCAGAAACTAACGATGTTCAGCGCGGGATGATGATTGGATCCGCCTTTGGTAAGGATATCCAAGGGCTTGGCACGGCTTTAGCTCAGGGGATACAGGAAGCGCGCAAGAACGCACTGGCCAATCAGCTGATGGACGAAGCGTCTATCGGTGACCAGCCTGGGGCAGGCCAAACGATGAGTTTGGGAAAGCTTGGGGGCGACGGTGGTGCGGGTCAGACCCAAGATCTGGGAACCGTGCCCGCCGATTCCACGTTCACCAATCCGGCAACCGGCAACGTTGAACCGTTACAACAAGACCAGGGCGTTTCCGATGACGATTTTAGCAGAGCGATAGCTGCGGCCCGACTGCAAAGTTCTCCGTCTGCGGCCACGGTTGGGAATGCGCCGGCCACTAGCGCTAATGGCCGGCTTGGAGGCGATTTCACTTTGAACCCGTCCGATTATTCGGCGGGCGGAACCGCGTTTGGAGATACCGGGAGTAGTGCCGGAACAGTGGGCGGTTTGATTCATACTGGCGGGGTGCAAGAGATGGAGCTGCGCAAAGAGATGCTGGCGCAACGGCTTCAGCAAGAGGCCGCTAGAGCGAAAGCTGCTGACGAGCAGGCGAAAGCTAGTGGGACGGGCCAATACGCTCTGGAGGCTGCTCAGAAGCGGGCGACTTTAGCGCATACCCAGGCGGAAACCGAAGCTCTCAAAAACAAACCCGCCAAAGAAGAAAAGAATCCCCCAGCGGTGAATATCGGCAGTGAACCGGTGACTGACCAAGGGCAACTAAACAGGCATATCGACGGTATTTACGGCAACGGAACTGCTAACGACATAGCTGCAACTTTGAATGAGCCTGATACCATTGCTGATCCCACTGATCCGACCAAAACTATTGCCAACCCCAACGCGCCAGTGGTGACAGGAAATTCCGTCGCGGTTGGACCTGAGAAACATCGAGTTACCATGTCGCTTGCCGAGGCTCAAATTTATACGAAACAGGCCAACGCGTTACGGCTCAAACAAGGTTTGCCGGCGTACAGGGTGCCGGGCGAAGATCAGAGCGTGGGAGCAACAGCAGCGAACCCATATCCAGCAAAAACTAATTTGGACGTTTATAGTCGGGCGCCTGGAACCTGGGTAAGACTGCCGAACGGCAAGATCGCGCAAGTGCCAGGCAAACAATAAAAGGAGTTTCTTTTTTGTGGCGACTAAGAACGGCATTCCCCCGCCAGCTAAAGCAGACGGTCCCCTGCCTAAGATTTTATGGCCACGACACTAGAGGATGCGATCAGACGACGGCAATTGGAAGAGGCTTTAAGTCATCTCGACACCGGGGCTGCTCCTCTCGACACGACTGATACGAGCACTCCAGCGCCTGAAGAAGTTCCCTCTGGCAGCGATTATCCGGCTAGTGAAAGCGGCCAGAAGATCAAGGTTCCCAAAGAAGTCAAAGGGGAATACGGCGACTGGAACAAGTGGTCAACCTTGGATCAAGCCCCAGCTGGCCACATCGATCTGGCACCGCCCGGACCTACACCAACGCCGGAATCCTCCTTCGGTCCAGATCTCCAGACCGACCCGGAAACCGGCACCCGATATGTCACGGACCCAAGCGTTGCTTCTGGACTTGTTCCGTTCGCCGAGCTCGCCACTGAAGCAGATAAGGAAAAATTCAAGCCAACTGACGTCACGCTCCCAAAGGTGGTCAGTGAAGCGACCGCACCGGTCACTTATCCCACGATTGCCGAGGATCAACCTTTATCCCTTCCGCCCGACCCGAGAGAGATTTGGCAACAGTATAGAGATGGTAAAATCTCTAGAGATGAAGCGATTGCCCAAGCTGCGCAATTACAAGAACAAGTTAAACGCGCGACCTTAGTCCAGTTTCCCAAAGGCGAGCCGGCGACCATGCCGTGGCATCCGGCGGGGCAGAAGCCGGTGCCAGGATTCGTCGAGGGAAGTCAGAACGCCATCCTTAACCCCGCGGCTGGGGTTATCCCACCAACGCCAGCGCCAGATAAATTAACTCAAGTCGAGCGTGGCGAGCTAGTCAGTACGCCTTCAGGGACCGCACCAAAGGCCGTGGGTGTTGCTGCTCCGGTCACTTATCCGACCATCGCGGAAGATCAAGGAGCGCCAGGGACACCGCCAAAGGTGCAACCGGCACAGCCTGTAACAGGTCCGCAACCGAGCGGGCCTAAGGCGCCTGGAACACACACCGAGCTCGCGCCTCCGGGCCAGATGGATTTGCGGCCAGATGAGCCTCAGACAGTTCAGCCCGCTGTCCAGCCAACACCCTCCACTCAACCGCCGTCTACTGCACAACCAGCAGTGAAGCCGGCCGCTGATGACTGGAAGACTTGGACCACTGTCGATGGCACGCCGGCTGAACCGCCGCAAGTAACGACGCAACCTTCTGGTCCAGCACCATCCAGGGATGACCTGAATATTAATACGGATCATCCGGCAGTAAATTATTATACTCCTGGTCGTGGGAAAAATGGGATTCAAGGAATTGTTCTGCACGCCAGCGACGGGCGTGAAGGTGGGGACATCAATACTCTTACTGGTCACGATAAAGATCACCAGGTTTCATCCAATTATTACGTGACTCGTGATGGCCGTATTTACCAGTTCGTTCCCGACGGCGACACTGCTTGGCACGCTGGAAGAAATTTAGTTCCGGTTCACGGTAAGGTTTACGACAACTCGAATACGATTGGGATCGAGCAAGAACATTACGATGGAAAAGAGGAGTGGTCTCCGGCCCAAGTTGCAGCTACGGCCAGGCTGGTGGCAATGCTCAAGGCCAAGTATGGTCTGAAAGATAACGATATCATTGGGCACTCCGACATTGCGCCGGAACGCAAACAGGATCCGTACAATTATCCGTGGAAAGAATTCCGTGCGGCGGTCAATGGCGCGGTTCCCGATACGACAACCACCAGTACCTCCCAGACTGGGGAGGTCGCCTCACAACTAGATAGTCAGTTAGGGGGATTATTAAAGAATAAAGGCGCGGTCTTTGCCGAGATGGGGGCAAAGTACAACGTCAATCCGAGATTAATTGCCGCCATTGCCATGGAAGAAACTGGCAACGGCACCAGTCATCTGTTGGCTACGCGCAACAACATCGGCGGGATTACCGGCCCAGGGCATACAGGGAAGGGCGGCGATTACATGTCCTATGATTCGCTCGATGAAGGAATCGAGGCCGCAGCCAAGCATTTGCGAGAGCGCTATCTCGACCAAGGGCTGACCACAATTAAAGATATCGGCGCAGTCTGGGCACCTCCCGACGCTGAGAACGATCCGCAAGGTACGAATAGGCAATGGCCTGGAGCAGTTACCAAGTTTTATGCGGCTCTGGGTGGCACGGGTGACCTGCAAGGCAAAGTAGCAGCTCAAGCCAAAAAACAAGATTGGGAATCCTGGGCAACGTTATCACCGGCCGAAGAGACTGCGGCCCAAACAGCGGCACGAGCTGATCAACAAAAACAGATAGGCGTCCTTGATGATCTGAACCGGAGCACCCAAAATCCGGGGCAGTTATGGAAGACACTCAATCAGCCTATCCCAGGCGTATCCGACGCCAACCGCAAAGCCTACCAAGATAATTTCAAGCAACAGCTGACCAAGTACGCGCAAGATCACTACGGTGAGCCTGATCCTGACAAAGCGTTTAATAGAGCGGTGGGCGATCCGAGTTTTGGTGCATTTGGTCAAGATTTAATACGAGGGGCTATCAGTGTTGCCGGACAAACAGATGTCGGGCTGAATCAGGCGGCTAAATACAGCGATTTTAATATCTTGGATGGTTTTGCCAAGGTGCTTCATCCTGAATCGGATGGGATGGGGAGAGCGGCGTTCATCAAGACGATTACGGATATCAAAGATCCGGGCGATCGGTCGCGAATGATTGGTAAGCTGTGGGCTAGTCTGGATCCGCAGAAACAAGCGTCAATTGATATCAACGGATTAGTGCAAAGCGCTCAGAACGTATCGAGTCCTCAATATCAGGCATCACAAAACGCGGATATTGCGAATAAAAAAGCATTAGTAGAAAAACTGGTCACGCCTGATCCGTCGCTGAAAGGGACAATTGGCGAGTGGGGTACTCAAGGTGGCCAAGTGTTGGCAAATATCGCAATGACTGGATTACCTAAAATTCTCCAGACAAGCGCATTTGCTGGTCAGATTTATGGGGCTACGATGGATCGGATAAAACAGGAGCATCCTGATTGGACCGATCAGCAAATATCGTCGAATGCAGCAACGAGTACGGTTGCGCAATTGGCACCGCAAGAAGCTCTCATGGCGCTGTCGCATGGTATCCTGGCGCCGTTGTATAAATGGATGGGTGCAGCGGCAAATCCGGTGGCCCGTTTCGGGATAGGCGGCGGGATCCATTTAGCGACCGGAGCCGCCGGCGGGGCGATCATGCAAGCCGGGGCGAATATTGCCGAGGGTCAACCGATCGGGCAGGATGTAGGTCAAGCGGCAATAGGTGGTGTGATTCAGGCTGCGCCTTTTGCGGTTCATGGCGCCATTCACGGTGTTTTATCTCCTCCTGAGGCACCGACGAAAGCGCCTCTGGGACAGGAGCCAGTTACGCCTCCGCCCGAGACTGGGCCGGCTGGCGGAGCGGTGCGCGGCGCGCAGCCCGAGACGATGGCGACTGGTGGCCAGGAGGCCACTGCTGGCGCAGAAGCTGCATCTGCGCAGCCGATAGAGGGCAATGCTCCAGTGACGCCTCCTTCGCCCGTTGTTACTCCTCCTGTGGTTACTCCTATTCAAGGTCTTCATCCTGATAACGAAATTAAGGTGGGGGTAAATCCGTTAACTAAAAATCTCCAGATTTATCTTTACGGAAGAGAAGGGCAGCGAGGTGCTTTACCATTGTGGGATGGAGTAACCAGAGAAGAGGCTGAGGCACTGGCAGAAAATTTACGGCAACGCGGGACAGGTGGTCAATACGTCGATCCCGGCCTTTTAAATAAAGCATTCAACCGTGCGCGTGAACGATCCGGTCAATCTGTTAGTGAAGCCAGGGAAACCGCGATTAACGCTATCTTCGGGCCGGAGAAGCCAGCGCCAACATCTACAAGTACAGCGTCGGTTACTCAGGAAGCTGTAGCGCGCCGAGCGTACGAACTGTACGAGGAACGGACAAAATCCGGACAACCTGGAACCGCGGCGGACGATTACACTCAAGCCCAAAAAGAATTGAGTCAAGCGACCGAACCGCCTCCGGCTACCGTGAGCGAGGCCGAACCGATAAAGAGCGCTATTGCCAACCGGTATGTTCAGGAACGTATGGCGGCAGGCGAACTTGGTCAGATTGATCCCAGCGAGGGGCAATCTACTGAAGACATGGTGAAACAGGGTTTGCAGATGAGCAGGGATCAAAGGGAGGGGCTGATTAAAAATTTCATGAAAGGTCAAGGCGGCGACCTTGACCAGCAAGGCGCTGCCATCAGAGCCAGGGAAGCTATCTTGAGCGAGCAGGCTCGGAGTGCGTCCAGGGCAGCAAATGCTGATCCGACTAACCCCCAGCTACAGTCTCAAGCTAAGGTGGCATCGGATGCAGTGACTGCTTTTCATAATGGACCAATCAAGAAATTTAAACAGGTATGGAGCAATGCTGGCAGGGGTTTGCAACGGGAGATCCCGCTTGATTACACGACGTTGAACGGAATGAAAGAAGCTTATCTCAAGGGGCAAGGGAAGGGGAACGAAGCGCCGCCAGAGTTAGAGCCAAAATTAAAGAAAATGGCTGATACGGTAAGCAAATCCGCAGACACAGAACGCGCGGCGATGAACAATTATGGTAAAGAGGTTGGGGATTATGTTGAAAAAAAATCTCGTGGAAAAGTTATTCCGAATGACGATCAGATCCGTACCCGGCTGATGGAAATAATGAAACATCTGCCTTGCCGAACATAACCTTATGCCTAACCCCTGCTATTCTGGATCGAATCCTATCGGAAAACTGACCGAAGAAGAACGTTTAGGGTTATGGAAATGGGTTACGGAAAACGCTATTCAGCTTCATTCACCCGGCGATCCTGTTGGCGCGGCAATGCCCATGGAGCAGCTTCACGAAGCGTTCAACAACCATTTCTTTGGAGGGAGTTTGACCGGTGAAAAAGCTGCCTGGATCAATGAATTTTTGGCTGCTCGGAAAACGCCTTTTAGACGAGCCAGTGACGCGGCTTGGGCCGCGCAAGCTAATCGCAGAGCTATCCAGCAGCAAGCTAAACACTTGGTCAATAATCGGAACGCAACCAACCTGGAGCGTGCCTTTAACGCGGTAATCGCTGCTCCCAGATACACCACGGTTGGTGGCGGCACGCACTTCGCAGTATTCCCCTTCTCTCATGGTGGTGCGCTCTTGCTTAATCCATTGAGATGGAAAGCGTTTGCTAGAATGGTCCGTAATACCTGGAGGAATTTAAGTCCTGCTGAAGCTGAAATATTGAGGGACACAATGGCCAGGAGCCCGCGCTTTACTCTGGCTAAGAGGTCACAGCTAGATTTAAGCACGCATGGTAACGAAACAGGTGGGGGGAATCTCTCTACTCGCGGCTGGGCGGCGATGGTTGAAACTCGGTTTCGTTTATGGGATGCGGCTATGGAACGGCATATTAATAGCGGGAAGTTCTCGGCTGACGACATCGATTCGATTGGCAAAGAATTAGCTGTTTGGGCTAATCACGCAACCGGAAGCGGGAAAGGCTTGCTCACTTCTAACAAATATATCTCTTCAGCATTCTTCGGCCCTAAACTGGCGCAATCCTACTGGAATCGAATGGTTGCTGACCCGCTTAAAACAATTGCCACTTTCAGTAGCTGGAACAGAGCGACTTCGGGTGAAAAAGTGGTTGCCATGCAACGGTTGCGAGGGTCTGTGACAGCCGCGTTGACTTACACTGGAATGCTGTTAGCTAATCAGGCATTGCTAGCGGCGACGGGTCAAAAAGACCAGATCAATTGGAACGACCCATCTCAGAGTGATTGGCTTGGCTTTAAGGGGGGTGGGTTCAGATGGGGATTACCAGGTGCGATGCGTACCGAGATCAACCTGATTGGTCAGATCATAGCTGCTCAGTCCATGAAATCGGAAGACTTGGCAGCGGTAGGCATTCTTGGCCCTAAAAATGCTGATACAAGCAGATTATTGTCCATGAGGGAATTATATGTCGCACGCCAGCTTTGGAGTTACGTCCAAAACAAGGCGACTCCGGCCTATGGTCTGGGAAAAGAGCTGTTGACTGGACACGACTTCAGGGAACGTCCGTTACCCTGGAGTTCTGACAAAGGAGATCCAAAACATCCGCCGATATCCTGGGGGGAATTTGGAGCGAGTAAGCTTCCAATCCCGTTAAGTGCCGCTGCTGGGTACGTGTATGATCAGTTGCGCAAGTCTGGTTCCAGCGTGAAGGAAGCTTCGATGTGGATGCGGGCGGCTATGGTTGGCGGTGTTTCCTTCGCGATGGGAATAGATCCGAAAGAGGTGAAGGATAACGCACCACATCGTACCCGGGAACAGGCGCGAGTTGGGCGCTAAGACCTAGCGACCTTACTAACGCTAGCAAGTTCGTTCCACCTCTAGTTGCCGAAGATAGTGGGTCCGTCTGGCTGATGTTCCTCGTCCTGGGAAACGCTGTTTTCGCTTATGTACTTATTCTCGACAATAAAGAATATCGCCACCGCCCCGATGGCAATCCACATAAAGATTTGCCTGATGATGTTCAAGTGTCGCGCTTTGGCCACTTGCTTGACCCACCATTTGTCGAAGGCGGGATCTTTACCCCAAGTTGAGCCGCATGCGTACTTATTACGCAAAGCCCAGACTTCCTCGTTAATTCGCTCGATGACGAGAGGATCAGAATGGTTATCGATAGCGTCTTGCTGCTCCCGCAGCAACTTCGCGAGGTCCGGCTTAGGTGAGGAGGATTGGTGATTCATTGGTTAGCGAATCGTCCGCTCTTTGACGGTGGGGAACCTTTGATCCAATGCCAACCAATTTTCGGGTTGTCGCTTTCGACCCAGTAACCGCCCGGGATATCTTTTGGCTTAGGCGGACTCTTTGGTTCTTCATTTACTGGAACCAACACGTAGCTGGGTTTGTGATGTCGCGGGGTATAGACAGGAGTTGGATCGGGCACGAGTTGATCCAGCTTGTCGTTGGCCTCGTCCAGCTTGGAATTCAGTTCGTCTATCTGGTCTGAGAGGTCGTCCAGGTCAGTGGCGAACGCCGATGCGCCAATGGATGATATGGCGATGAGGGTGAGGAAAAAGATTTTCATTTGAAGTGGAGCAGGAAATAAACCGCGGCCAGGGTGATCGAGAAATAGGCGATCTGGATGCCGACACTCCAGCGCACGCTTTTTAGCTCGCGGTTCAGGATAAAATTTTCCAGCCGGCGTTCGAGGTCGAGCAGGTCTTGTTTAGTGGCGGGTTCGTTCATGGAATATTGTTGAATAACATCCTTACGGTTTGGATGGTTCAAGCTTTAGAAAAAGCCTTTATCCGCGCTGCAAAAGTTCCGGCTCGATTTGCTTGTCGAGAAAGATCCTGATCAGGTCGGAGCGATTCAGTTGCCCGCGGTATTTGTCCTGGGCCAGCAGATCGAGCTTTTCTATCTGATCTTGAAAAATCCGGACACTGCACTGGACCATTTTGCGTCTGATGGCTTTGGCTTTGAGCTCCATGAGTGCGGTTTTGAGTGATGTTGCCACAGGGATCATATCGACGCAAGAAAAACAAAATAAAGCCAACTGGACGATTTTTTGTGATTGACTCATGGTGTGATTCAATGGATATCTGACGTAATACAAATTTCGCTCAGAGCTTGTGGCACCCATGAAAAAAGCAGCAAAAGCAGATTGCTATTTTATATGACATCTATTGTATTTATCTATCGGTCACTCGTTGTATTTCTGTTGTGATATAGTGAACAGACAACGAATATCTCTTGTCATTAAAACGGCTTAATGCTCGGCAAAAGTCAGCACTAGCCAGAATTTAAACTGTCATGCCTAACAAGAAGCGTAAACGTAGCGATTACCGTTTGGAGCTGGACGCGAAGCAGCTTGAAGCGTTTAGCAAGATCGCAAAAACCAAAGGCCAGTCGGTTGAGGAAGCTGTTTTGACGGCTCTAGACCGATTTATCGAAATCGAGCAACAAACATGTCAACTACCGAAATCCTAAACCCGACGGAGTGGGGGAATGCCGAGCAGATCTATTTTCAATTTGGTCTTACCCGCGGCACTCTTTACAAGCTCGCCGACGCCGGTCGAATCAAGTCGGTGACCATCAAGACACGCGCGGAAGCTGTTAAAGGTGTTCGCCTTTTCAATATCCAATCGATTCGGGAAATGTTGGAGGGCGCCAGTGTCTCTTAATCTTTCCCTCGCCGGATCCGCGGTGGCACCTTTGGTAGAAGCGTTTTCCCATCGCCCTGAGGCGGGGTGCGCGCCTGAAAATAAATGTCCTGCTGAACCAGCCAGCAAATGTACTGCGAGCGGTTCATGCCTTTGGCGGCGGCGGCTTGGTTCATGGGGTCCTCGAGTTCCAGCGGTGCAGTAAAGGACAGGCTGATGTGAGTTTTAATCTGACCGGAATGATGTTTGGGTTTGCGGGTTTTGATTGTCTTTCTGGGCATACGTTCCACAACATTCAGTCATATCGATAAGAAAGCAAAATGAAAAGATCGAATATCAAGGCGCGAACGACCCGCGCGTATTCAATCACGGTTCCGGTAGCGTTCTTGCCGGAAATCAAACGAGCGGCCTTCGAGGCTGGGCACGGCACTGTGTCCTCGTATTTGTCGTACTTAATCAGAAGGGACACAGGAATCTGGCGAAAATAATTCTTTAGTTCCATGCTATTCAGCCGTATGGAGCAAGTGTGACAACTGAACTCATCAACCACATCTCGCCGTTGTTGCTCCTCTTACTGGGGCCGCTAATCGGCGCCATCATCTGGAGCACCATTTACAAATGAATCAAACTGCTAATCTTGAACGCGCGGCCGAACATGTTTGGGACGCCATCAAACTAATCAAACGCGAGGAACATCCGGAGATCCGTGCAGCTCTGGAAAGCGTCTTCGACAGAATCGACAACCAGGTTGACTGGATCGACGAGCAAGTCGCTTCCCAGGAGGACAAGTGAACGACGAGCAAGTTTTGACGATTGAGCCGCCGAAGCCGATTACCCAGGCTAACCCGTTTGCCGAGAGGGCTTCCCTGGAGGAAGCGAAGCCGAAAAAGGCTAGCCTGCTGGATCTGGTCACTACACGCAAACGCCGCCGGCCAGTGCTAGCGATGCTTTACGGGCCTCCGGGCGTAGGTAAATCGACCTTTGGCGCCAGTGCGCCAAATCCGATCTTTATTCCATGCGAGCGCGGGCTCGATCAGATCACGGTGCCAAAGTTTCCGACGCCCAAGACACTGGCCGAGTTCGGCACTTACTTAAATGCTGTCGATACCGAGGAGCACGATTATCAGACACTGATTGTCGATACGGCTGATGCGCTTGAACTCCTGATCTTTGATGCCGTCTGCAACGAAGGTAATGTCAAATCAATTGAAGACTTCGGCGGCGGTTATGGAAAGGGATTTACCAGAGCTCGCGAATACTGGGCGCGTCTTTTGACGCGGCTGACGGCGTTATCAGAACGGATGAACGTCTTATTGGTGGCTCATAGCCATTTGCGCACGGTCAATGATCCGATGTTAGCGACCGCGTATGACATTCACGAACCGAAAATCCAGGCCAAATCGATCGAGTTAATCCGCCAATCGGTTGACCTGATCATGTTCGCCCGGATCCAAACCTCCGTCGTCAAGGATGGGCCCAAGGCGCGCAAGGGGCGCGGTTTGATTGGCGACGATCGGGAGATGTATACCCAGCCGACGAGCGGCATTGAATGCAAGAACCGTTTCAACCTTGAAAGCCCGATGGAGTTTAACTGGGCCACCCTGCAAGCAGGGATCGACAACTTTTACAACAAGTAGAAATTTATGAGTTCAATCTATCGCTATCAAGAACCAACGGCACGCACTTCCAGCGTGCTTCCAGCCGGCGATTATATCGCGGTGATCAGCCAAGTAGAGGAGCCTTACGAAAAAGGCGGCAAGCTAATTCTTAAAACCACGCTAGCTATTCAACCGAGCGGCACCACGGTGTTCTATTATCCATGGGCAGGGCACACCACGGCTGGCGAATATCGCGACTCAATCGGCGAGCTGCTCTTTGCCGCCAACCGTGCTCCGGATAGCGGGGAAGAACCGAATTGGGCGAAGCTGGTGGGCGCTAAAATCAAAGTCCGCCTGAAAGTTGAGCCTGATCAGATGGGGATTGATCGCAATTCGGTTCACTACGTCCACACGCCGAAGAGAGCGGACACGGTGAAGCCGACGGAGCAGAAATTTTCGCAGAGTGAATTCCTGAAAGCGCGCGGGAAACAAATCGAAGCCTCAGGAGGTGAACCTGAGCCAGATAACATTCCGTACTGAATAAAAATGAAGAATAACCCACCAGCATTTATACCCGATTTCAGTATAGACCCGTTTGAACGGGAGCTTGCTTATTGGGTATCAGAGGCGCGCTCTCGTCACCTCCTTTCTTTAGCCCAACAGATCGCCCTCTTAGAAAAATGGAACGCGCTCTGGGATAAAGCGATCGAGTAAATATGACTAACGAACATAAAGGGTTACCTACCGCTTCGCCGTGGCGTCGTCGCGAGCTGTGCGCTGGCTCTTATCAGCTTGAGCAGGAGGCCGAACGGATTGGCCAGAGCGCGCATCTGGAGAGCGACGATGCGGCGAGCGGAAATCGGATTCACGCTTGGCTGAACGGTGAAAAGCCAGAGCTCACCGACTCGGAGGCCACGACCGCGGCCAACCTGAAAGAGCGTGGCGACTGGCAGATTGAGCGAATCTTCGAGGGGCGGGAATATCAGCAACTGCGCGAGAAACGGCTCTGGCTGCATCTCGATGGCAAGCCCGCGCTCTCGGGCCGGTTCGACGTGGTCAGCTACACGAACGAGCTGGCGCTGGTGCAGGATTACAAAACGGGTTTCCGCGAGCCGGACGCAGCCGAAGACAACGCGCAACTCCGCGTTCTCGCGGTCTTGATTGCGCTGAATCTGCCGACTGTGAAAGAGGTCATTGTGCAGATCGTCAGCGGGCCATTTGGCATCACGGAAGCTCGTTACAGCCTCGCTGAGCTCTCGGCGGCCTACGAGGATATCGTCAAGACCCTCAGGGCGATCAATGCGCCAGACGCGCCGTTTAATCCATCGCCTGAGGCCTGCAAGTTCTGTGGTGCCAAGCTGATCTGTCAGGCGATTAAAGATCAGGTTGTTAAACCACTGACCAAACTGCAGATGAGCGCGCTGCCTCTAGACGGACCACGTGCGGCCAAGCTGCTCGATGAGGTCGAGATTATGGCCGGCTTACTGAAAGAGATAAAGAAGTTCTACGCGGCCCAGTTCGAGGATCCGGCGTATTCGATTCCGGGCTATGCGATGGTGCCGGGTGCATTGGTGCGTGAAGTCGTTGATTGGGACGCCGCACGATCCCGGCTGGCCGAATTCCTGCCCATTGAGCAGTTGAACAGCGCGGCCGACTACCGGCTGGGCGAGCTCGAGAAATCGCTCGGCAAAGCGCTCAAGCTGAAAGCGAAAGAGGCCAAGGAAAAGATGAATCAAGTTCTCAAGGGACTAGTAACAGAGAAGCAGAACGCTTCGAGCCTCAAGCGGGTAAAGGGCGAAATGGCGACAATAAACAACTGAAAAACACAGTGTATAATCTTTTTTTCAAGGCACGATGAACACTAAAAACAACTGGTGGACGGTAAACGGATGGATGGAAGGCATAATTCCGGTCCCTCACGCCGAAATGTTAGCAGACTCTATGGAAACCGATTGGCAAAAACTTTTAAGTAAAGCCGGATACGCTTTGCGAGCCAAAGGAGGCGATGAATTCGACACCTTCGAAATAGAGATTTGGGGGCATAAATCGGACTACCTCTATGTTAATATCATGCATATGGGAGAAGAGGTTAGTAATTTTTTCGTCGCAACGAAAGACCAGGACGCCTTTTTTGCCGAATGGTATCCCAAGTTTGTTTTTCAAACCTGTATGCTCGAGCTTCGTGCAGAGCTCTATAAGCTTGTCAAAACCGCAGTGGCATTTGTCAGATACGGTCAAGGCGAGGAGACGATCGACCGAGGCGGTGTTTACTCCCGTGATGACCATTTGGATTGGTTAGAACAAAAGCGGCAACGAGAGATAGAGAAGAGAAAAAATGCTCAAACAAAGCCATGAGCAAGCAACGCATTTTCGTTCCGCCCAACATCGCCCGCCTGATGTCGCCTGAAGACCGAAAAACCCACGGTATCCTTACGCCGGAAGAAGAATCGGCCCAAACTAACCTGACCCTCGAGCGCGAGATCCATCATCAGTTCGGCGGCTGGCTTTACCGGCATGGTTTTGAAGATTACTACCACTCCGACCCGGTGCGCCGACCGACCATCAAGGCGGGCTTGCCAGATTTCGGCATTTACCGGGATTCACGGATTCTGTTCGTGGAAATAAAGGTGAGGCCAAACGGCCTCTCGCCGGCGCAGGAAGAAGTTTTCCAGCGGATGGGTCGCGCCGGCAACGTCATCCTGGTTTGCTACAGCTACGAAGAAGCGACCCAGGCAACCGCGAAATTCTTCAACCTCCTATGAACTACGTCATCCTCATACTCATCGCCCTGTTCTTTCTCTACGCATGGAAAACCAAATAAACGATAACGATCCCACGGCCTTGGCCGCCGTAATCAAAGAACTTAAAATGCAGGTCGAGGTCAACCGCCGGCTGGCGCGTGAACTGATCGATGTGCGGCTCGAGCTCGAGCAGCTAAAACTCAAAATACAGCGCAGTAAATAGCAGTAAAGCGCATTTAACACGATCGAGCCTGCGAAGAGGCTTTATATCTTCGACAGATCAGTCGGGTGAACAATTTGTGAACAGCCAGATCGAGCGCATCAAGTCGAGCCTTTCGATAGCCGCCGTCTGGAGTCATCTCGGCCTGCGCGGTTCTTGCGGCAAAGAATGCCGCTCACCCTTCCGCGACGACAAACGCGCCAGCTTCAGCGTCTACCGTCAAGATGGGTGGGAACGCTGGTGGGACCACGGATCTGCCTCAGGAGGAGATGTCATCGATTTCTGGGCCCGCGCCAAGCAGATCAGCGTCAAAGAAGCAATCGAGGATATCCTCGCCTCGATGCCGCATCTAGGCGGCTCCGTAAAGGCCCCTAATCGCCCGCCTGAGGCGTTTTGCGCGCCGAGCGGCATAAGATGGCCTCCGGATATCAGAATGCCTCAGGAAGAGGAATGTCGCGCTTTAGCCGAGCTCCGGAGTCTTTCCCCTGAGGCATTCTTCCTCGCCGGTCGTTTGGGCACCCTCAAGGTCGCCACCATCTATAACCAGAAATGCTGGATCATCACCGACTGCAATGCACGTTGCGCCGAGGCCCGGCGCTTTGATGGCGCGCTCTTTCCCAACGGCAAGAAAGGCTTCTGTTTGCCGGGGAGCAAAAAAGACATGCCCATCGGCCTCCAAACCAGCAATCCGCAATTCGATGCCCTTGACAACCTGCTCCTGGTCGAAGGCATGCCCGACTATTACGCCGCCCTCCAACTCGCCTTAGGCAGTGAAATCTCTTTCCGCCCCATAACCATTCTAGGCGCCAATATCCATGTACTAAATCCCTCTACAAACCAGTACCTACGGCAAAAAAACATCCTGTTGACATGTCATAACGATCCCCAAGGCCAAATCGCACTATCCAAGTGGGTTAAAGAACTCTATCGCCTCGGGGCAAAAAGTGTCGTCAGTCAAGCCCTCCCATTTCTCCATGACGACCTCAACGATTTCCTGCAAAATCCAGGGCCCGATCAACCCCTCGATCTCTTGAAAGGATTCAATGCCACTGGAGGACGCTCAACACCATGAACCGCCATCGCCACCGCCATGGTTTAAAATTCAAAGTACGCTTGATCTTCCCACCGAAAAACAGCCTGTCATTATCGAGGGACTATGGCGTCAGGGTGAAGTCCTGCTTCTGGGCAGTCATGCCAAAAGCTGGAAAAGCTGGAACCTCATGGATCTGTTTTTCTGTGTCGCAAACGGGATGCCTTACCTTATCTGGAACAAAGGCACTCATTCAGGAAAAGTCTTGTATATCGACATGGAGCTTACGCAAGCTACAATCAGAGAACGGTTTGAATCAATTCAGGCGTCTTACGGAGTCGGTAATCTGGCCAATATCGACATCCTTTCACTCCGCGGCATCTCAGAATTCAAGTGGAAACAATTCCAACAGCTCAAAGATCATATCGAATCCGGCAAATACACCGCCATCGCTTTTGATCCGACTTACAGGCTCCTGGCCGGTTCCAATATGAGCGAAAACGATACCGGTGTGATTACCGAACTCATGAATACCGCCACCAATCTTGCCACCAGTTCTAAATCTGGCGTTGCTCTGCTCCAGCATTTTTCCAAAGGGGAGCAGTCCAACAAAGAAGCCATCGACGCTTTTAGCGGTTCAGGGGTTTGGGGCCGCGCTCCAGACAATCTTTTACTCTACCGGCAACATGAAGCCGAAAAATCTTTCACCGTTACCGCTTACCTCAGGGATTGCGAAGGTGTGGACGAGTTTGCCGTCACTTACGAAAAACCAAGGTTCAAAATAAACGCCACTCTCGATCCGGACGATCTCAAGAAACCTGCTCCCAGAAATCAGAAGAAATTTACTGTCGATGATCTCTGCCGCGTCATCGACGACGGCGAAAACATCTCCTTCGATATTCTCAAACGCCGCCTCGGGTGGAAAAAACGCACCCTCGAGCGCCGCATCAACGAAGCCAAAACCCAAAACCTCGTCAGCCTCAGGGTAACAGATGACACTTATTTCCTCACTTCTTCCTACCTTTCCAAAGCCCGAAACGGCCATCCATTTTGACCGCCAACCGCCAACCTTTAATTTGGCGGTAGGTGGCGGTGCTGGCGGTTGGGGTACCTCCAAGTTGACCGCCAAATCGCCTTATAAGGAAATGGCGGTAAAGAAGTTCCCTTATAAGGCCATTTGTCTGTCTAGTCGCAAGCTCCAACTTGGCGGTTACCCAACTTAAGGCTGACCGCCAGCGCAATACAACGTATGAACACAGAAACAAATCTCTCAATCCAGCTTTCTCCAGAAGTTCAACTCAGTCTCTTAACCCAAATCACTTCAGGCCTTCTTGCCTCAGGTCATTTCACTGATGGAATTGAGCGCGGCGGCAATCCAGGTGGTGAACAAATTATTCGCGGCGTCTATACCAACGAAAATAACAAGAGAGTTCACTATCTCGCTGTCGAGGAAGCCGCTTCTCTCATACTTTCGAAATTGATTCAGTCCGTAGAGGAGGATATCAACCGGTAACGAAAAAGAGCGCCTGAAGCCAACACTCGCTCCAGGCGCCCTCTCGTATGCTGTCTCCGATTTTTACGTACACATGAACTCCTCTCTCCTATCACACCCATCCTTTTGCTACCATCATTTTTATGCCAAAGCTCGGCCATCCAACCAAGCTCACCCCTGTCTTAGAACGTAAAATTGCAGAGTGTTTCTTCGACGGCTTGACTGATTCCGAGACTGCTTTGCTCTGTGATATCTCTACTAAAACTATCCAATTAGCACGCCACGGTGACAGATTTCCACGTATCAAAAAAATCGAATTGGATCGTAAACGCTTCTACGTGGCCAAAATACGTGACGGTGACAATCGCGACTGGCCGCGCATCGCTTGGTGGCTCGAACGCCGTTGGCCAACCGAATTTGCCAAGCCTGAGGTGCAGTTGCAAATCAACACAACGAATCAAACTGTCAACAATACGCTTATCGTTACCGCCGAAGTAGCGCACGGCATTTCATCGCGTGTCAAAGAGGTGGACGCCAAGATCGAGCGCCTGCTCAAAGACAAACGCGGCTCAAACGGCAACGGTCATCACCCTGAGGCAAACGGCAAATGAAGCGGAGCAAAGATGCCGAGATCGAGCGGCTGCTTTTGAAGCATGCGAAGGAACAGAACGTCCTCCTCACTTCGCTGGAAGCGGCAACCAAAGAGATCGAGCGGCTGAGGGTACAGGTTAAAGAACTTTCAGAGGTTTACCAGAAAGCAATTGGACCGATAAGGCCAGCTGAGAGAGACGCGGAGATCGAGCGATCGAGGGCACTCATCACCGAACTGGCGGACGCGCTGAGACATCGTTTAGATTATCGGCTCACGGATGAGCAGGAGTCCGATGATAGAAAACTCCTTGCGAGGATTTGCGATTCAGAGGGCAGGCCGTACAGCGACGTAAGTTTTCAGCAATGCTCTTGCGCACGGGAGGCAACACGATGACTTGGGATGATGCACGGAAGGCTATCTCGGATAAGAACGCCGAGATCGAGCGGCTGAAGGGTGAATTAGCTAGAGAAAAAGCGACTTCCGACAAGTTTTTAAAAGATTTACAAGACCAGACGCGTCTGGCTGGAAAATACATGGCAAAGCTTTTCACTGCTCAGGATTTCATCACCGAACTCTGCGATGCAATGATTGATTCAGGATGTACCAAAGAGCAATTGGATCTCATCCAACGCGCACGGGAGGCGGCCAAATGAGCGAGAAAGATTTCAAAGATACACTCAGAATATTCGAGTTCGCAGCCAAGGGCATTCGTAATGACGCAAGCCTTGGAGACTTCCTGGTTAAGCTAGGAAGCGAATTGGTTGCTTTAGGTGTTCAGGAAAATCAACGCGCACGGGAGGCGGCCAAATGAATTGGTCTGAAGCTGAAAAAGCCATCTCTGACAAGAACTATGAGATTTATTGCCTGAAACAGCTTGTCACCGAACTGGCGGATGCGCTGGAGGAATACCAAGGAAAATGGGTTCCAGCATTTAACGATAAACGATTGG